AGCCTCCTCTCCCCCCGTCGTTTCGATAGGGGGTCGCGCGCGCGTGCACGAGACGATCTAAGGGGTTGTTATGACTGAACCTTCTGGGCGGCTGGCTTCTGCTGTTGAGAAGTCTCTAGTGGCCGCTACGTGGCTTACGGAGGCGGATGAGGGCACTAAGGAGTTGGCGCGTGGGTATGCAGCCTACGTTGACAACGCGCACGCCATGGGTGACGCGGAGTTGATCCACAAGGCGTACTCCGTTGCTGGCCCGAATCTGCATAAGACGCTGAACTCTCTGGGGTTGAACCCGGAGGCCCGTAAGGAATTGGGCGTGAAGGGCGAAGCCCAGGAGGTTGACCCCATTGACGAACTCAAGCGGAAGCGGGCCGGGCGCGCCCAGGCTGGGTAGGACTGAGCCGCGGTTGTGGACTCGTCCTTTGCGGGAGTTGACGCCGGATACTTCGCTGGGGTTTGAGGCGATTGAGGCCGCGAAGATTGTTGGTCGCTGCCTGCATCCTTGGCAAGAGTGGTTCCTGATCCATTCCCTTGAGCTTGCGCTGGGTTCAACGTCTAGTGACACGTTCCCGGTGCTGCGTTACAAGACGGTCCTGTTGTTGGTGAGCCGGCAGAACGGCAAGTCGTTCATCATGTCTACGCGCCTGCTGTGGCGGATGATGATGTGGGATGGCCCGGAGGCTGAACCAGCCTTGATCCTTGGTGCTGCGCATAAGTTGAATGCGGCTGAGGAAATCCTCGATCTGTCCACGAAGGCTTTGCAGCGTTCGGCTGCTCGCAAGTACATTGCGCATAAGTCGAACGTGAATGGCAACAAGTATCTTGAGCTGACCAATGGCACGCGTTACAAATGCGAGGCGGCGTCTGATGATGGTGGTCGCGGGTTGTCGGTGACTGATCTTGCGTTTGATGAGCTTCGTCAGCAGCGTGATTGGGAGTCTTGGTCGGCGCTGACGAACACGACTAATGCCCGGTTCTCTCCACAGGTGATCGCGGTGTCGAATGCTGGCACCGGGAAGTCTGATGTGTTGCGCGGCTTGCGGAAGCAGGGTCTCGCCCGTATCGCTGACTGGGAGCAGTACGTCGAAGCGGGGCTGTCCTCCATTGAGGAGTTCGCCAACTCTCACGACATGACGATGGGCCTTTTCGAGTGGTCCGCGCCTGATGACTGCGGGATTTGGGACCGTGACGGGTGGGCTCAGGCTAACCCGTCCATGGGTTACAAGGATGAGCACGGCATCGCATATGTGACCGAGGAAATGCTTGCTTCTAAGGCGGCGCTGGTGGGTGTTGGCGGTGCTGAGGGCGTCCCCGAGCATGTGTTCCGCACCGAGAATCTGTGCCAATGGGTCACCGTGGATGCCGAGTCGCCGTTCGGCGCTGGCGTTTGGGAGTCCCGGCACGATGCTGAATCCGAGATAACCAAGGGTTCACCCCTGGTTCTGTCCGTTGATGTGTCCGCTAACCGTGAGATGTCTTACTTTGCGGTGGCTGGTTGGCGCGCTGACGGCTCCGCGCATGTGGAGGTCATCACGCAACGCGCCGGCACCGAGTGGGTTGTCCCTACTTTGGTCGAGAAGTTCCCGTCTATCGGCGCGGAAACCATTGTGGTGCAGGGTAAGGGCGCTCCGGCGTCAGCCCTGATTGAGCATCTGCTCGCCGCTGGCTTGCCGGTGATGGAGTGCGGCGGGTCCGATCTAGGCGCTGCTATGGGCGCGTTCTATGACGCTGTCCGTAACGGGAACGTATTCCACCTTTCGCAACCTGTCCTTGATGTGGCTGCCGCTACCGCCGTGACTAAGCAGTTGGGGGATGTGTTCGTGCTGAACCGTTCCAAGTCTCCTGCCGATGTCGCTCCTTTGATCGCTGCCGAGCAAGCCTATTGGGGTTTGACGGTTCTTGCTTCCCGCGCTGGGAAGCCTAAAACGAGTTCGTATGAAACGAGAGGGATGGTGGTTGTCTAATGGGCGTCCTTGACATCTTCCGCAAGTCCTCCATTATCTACCGGGCCGTCGAGTTGAATACCACAAACCCGAACGCAGCCGAGGTTATCGAGGCATTGCAGAAGGTCACTGGCATGGCGCCGGCTCAGTTGTGGGAGACGCAGCATAACGTCCGAACTGTTGTTGACTTCTTGGCACGGAACATTGGGCAGCTTGGGCTTCCGGTCTATCAGCGTGTGTCTGACACTGATCGTCAGCGGCTGGCTGATTCTCCGGTTGCATCGTTGCTGTCGAATCCGAATCCGGCGATGACTGCATATGACTTGAAGGTTGCGCTTGTCTCTGACCTTGCGTTGAACGATGAGGCGTGGTGGTTGCTGGTTCAGACTTCGTCTGGGTGGCAGATCCGGCCTCTCGCTGTTGACCTTGTGTCTATCGTTTCGGGCACGGAGATTGACGGGAACCTGGTCATCGCTTACCAGCCTGACCGTTCTAAGCCGCCGATCCACCTTGACGGCAAGGACTTGATCCACTTCAAGAACTGGTCTCCTTACTACGAGGACCGTGGTTCGCCTGTTGTGGCGACGTTGAAGGACGTTCTGGCTGAGCAGATCGCGGCGCAGCAGTTCCGTACTGGGATTTGGAAGAACGGCGGGCAGATCGGCTCGTACATTGCCCGCCCGAAGGACGCTCCCGCGTGGTCCGATGAAGGCAGCGCGCGCTTCAAGGAAGACATGAAGGCGTACAAGGCGAAGGGCGCGAACGTCGGCGGCATGCCTGTTCTTGAGGATGGCATGACCATCAATCAGGTTCGGTTCAATGCCCGTGAGGAGCAGTGGATTGAGGCGGCGAACCTGTCGCTTGAGACTGTTGCGCGCGCATGGCACATCAATCCGGCGATGCTCGGCGCGACTGGCGGTGTTTCGTATGCGAATGTCCGCGAGTTCCGCAAGATGTTGTATGGCGAGACGCTTGGGCCGTGGCTGAAGATGATTCAGGACCGGATCAACTCGAAGCTTGTCCCACGGGTTGATCCTCGCGCAGGCGTCTATGTTGAGTTCAATGTGAAGGCGAAGCTTGCGGCGTCCTTTGATGAGCAGGCCGCGGTGTTGTCTTCTGCTGTTGGGCGTCCGTGGATGACCGCGAATGAGGCCCGCGCACTGGAGAACATGCCAGCGCTTGACGGTGACGCTGATGGTTTGGTGACTCCGCTGAATGTACTCGTTGGTGGGCAGTCGTCCCCACGCGATAGCGCCCCGAAGGTTGGGCGCGTCCGGGTTAAGTCCGGACCTGTCTTGCTGAAGGGTGAGGCTGACGCCGGATCCGCACAGGTCACTGCCGCTGTGCTTGGGAAGTTCTTCAAGCGCCAGCGCGAGGCGGTCCTGGCGAGACTGAACTCTAAGGCCCCTGGCTGGTGGGATCAGGAACGCTGGGATAAGGAACTCACTGACGACCTTTACCGGGTTGCGATGAACGTTACCGGGCAGGTAGCCGCCGACGTTCTGGACTCTGCCGGACTGTCCGCAAGCGACTATGACGCGGCGCGCACGGAGAAGTTCCTGAAGTCCGTTGCGGCATCCCGCGCCGGGAAGATCAACGCCACAACGTTCGATCAGATCCAGGCCGCTCTCGATGACCCGGGCGAGGACGAAGACGGAAACCCTGTCCGTTCCCCCGCCAAGGTCTCGATGATGTCGAGGCCGGGCGCGGCGACGGTATCGCGGTGACCCTGCTGACTACGTTTGCCGGGTTCGCCACGATGGAAGCCGCTAAGCAGAATGGCTCCGAGTCCACAAAGACTTGGGTCGTGAACTCCGGCAACCCCCGCTCAGAACACGCAGACATGGACGGCGAGACTGTCCCAGTTCGTGACACGTTCTCGAACGGCGCCGACTGGCCCGGCGATCCCGTGCTAGGCGCTGAGGGTGTTGCTAACTGCCAGTGCAGCGTCGAAGTTTCCCTCGCCTAACCCCACCTGACCACAAAGACCCTCCGGGGTCTTTTTTTATTGCCCCAGGAGGGCACATGCAGACGAAGAATCTATCCGCCCAGGTGAAAGCCACGGGCGAGGACACGGGCGAGTTCGAGGCCATCGTTGCGGTGTTCGGCAACGTCGATTCCGGCGGCGATGTCATCGCCAAGGGAGCGTTCGCTGACACCCTCACCGAATGGAAGACGGCAGGGGATCCCATCCCGGTCGTCTGGTCCCACGACTCGAACGATCCGTTCTCCCATATCGGCTCCGTCCTGGAGGCGTCCGAGACTGACACCGGGCTGCTGGTTAAGGGGTTGCTTGATCTGGACAACCCGAAGGCCGCGCAGGTGTTCAAGCTCCTGAAGGGGCGCCGGGTGACGCAGTTCTCCTTCGCCTATTCGGTGATGGATTCCGCGCCAACTGAGGTTGACGGCGTCAAGGCCACTGAGCTGCGGTCCCTGAAGCTCTACGAAGTGGGCCCCACGCTCGTGGGGATGAACCAAGCCACTGAACTTCTTAGCGCCAAGTCTGACGACATGGGCGCTAAGGCTGGCCGGATGCTTTCGGCTAAAAACACGGAGGTTGTC